CAACACCTTCAGATTTATTAAAGCTAGTTTTTACAGCTCCTATACCTATAGTAACTATATCCTCAACTAATCTTTTTTTAGTTAATTCATATTTATTAAAATCTAATACATTATTAATTACTTCTTCTTCAGCTATTTCAACTGATTGTTTGTAATTTAATTGCATATGAACTTCTAACTCTTCTTTGTTTTGAGGTAAGTTAGCTGGATCAAGTGAGCTATATATATCAACTCCTAAATTTTGTTTTATGCTATCTAACAATGGTTTACTCATCATGTCTCGCATAATAGAGTTTGCATAGTTAGTTCTCTGTTTTGTTGAAAACGGATCTTGAGCAAAAGCTTTTACATCATAATCTTTAGATGATATACCATTTACTACTATATCTACAAACTTAGGTATAATAGGTACTGGCTTCCAGTCTAAATTTAAATAGCTTAAGTCACCATTAATTGATAACTCATCTTTATATTTTTGTACAGATTGTTCACCACGAGCATATAATCTTAATCTGTTAAAGTTTTGATAACCAGTGTGCCATTTACCACTGTTAATTCTACCACCTCTAAACCATTCATATTCAATGGCTTGTCCTACTTGTAAGCCATACTCCCAACTAAGCTTTTCCGCAACAGGTACCACCTGACTTGGAAACGAACTATTAGTACTTGTATTAATCATTTATTATTATTTTTGATTTAGTGCCTTTGTTGTCATATCTTGAAAAATTTAAATTTACTTTTTCTTTAATAACTTCAGCTACTGGTCTATATTTATTTTTGTTGCAAGCCATAATAGCTAAACCAGAGCTTATTGCAGCATCATGTTTAGTTCTATTGTTTATGTCAAATGCAGCCCAATCTTCTAATGTTCTTTGAAAATACATTGATCCATATTGTTCGTTGTTGTAACCTACAAAACTTTCAATATAAGATTCAATTGCTGCAGCATGTGCTTGTTTTACATCTTCACTTGAATTAGGTATCCCACCTATTTCTTTTTCAGCTATAGATAATTTATACATTGTTTTATCTGGACGATTCATAGAGTAATTTCTATAACCTCTTCGCTTTAAATAGTAAAGTAATCTTGGTTTATTATTTTCTGCTAATAATGGCATACCATAAAAATATAATGCCATAAGAACATCTTCAAAAAACATTTCAGCAGTTTGTGGTCTTGCTATATATTCTAAAAAGAATAAATTAGGTGGACCGTCCATCATAAATTTTGTTAACCCATGTAAAGAACCTTTTGATCCTCTACCATCTACTGTTCCTGATATATCATAACTATCACAACCAAAAGCACCCATATGTTCATTTGCAGGATATTTTTTACCGTTTTTAATAATATATCTATTTTGTTCATTTCTGTTTGGAACCCATGATACAAAAAACCTACCTTGTTTACTAGGTAAAAACTGTACGCTTGTATCTTTAATCCCATTTTCCCATTGAAAATTACCCTGAGTTACAACCCCTGAGTGTTTTAAATCTTCGTTATAATCTATTTGTTCGTAAATTTTTGTTAAATTAAATAAAGATCTTTTAGTTTCATCTCTGAACGCGTGTTTTTCAGTACGTGGAAACTGTCTATATAGTTCATTTAATGCGTCTGGGTCATCTTTAAGACCATCTACTTCATTCTCCCAGTGTTCAATGACACCGATTTCAATCTTTTGACCATCGATTCCTTCAACTTTGGATTTTGGAGTTTCAAAGACAGGGTATCCATAAGAATCAATGTATCCTTCGTAGTTCCATTCCATAGGTATGAACAAAGAATATAATCCTGAGCTAGTCTGTCCATTGCGGTTTCTTTTGGTAACATCTGAGTCATAATATATTTTCTTGTAGTTTCTACCACCTTTGTCAAGGGCATTACTCGTTGACCCCATCATGCACTTACCTATAATTCTACTACCTAATCTTAATGTTGTTTTTGTTACTCTCCAGTTATTAAGAATATTTTCAGGTTTTTCCCATTTACCCGCCTCATCATGTACGAGTAACGCGAGTTTCTCACCATCATAGGAGTTGTCTCCCGTGTTTTTCCAGTCAATGGTAGTATCGAGTCCAATAATTTCTTCAAGCTGCTCATTGCTGTCCATTTTTTTCCTAGTGAATCTCGACGCTGGAACTCTGTAGGCCAGTTCTGTTTTCGGCCTGTCCATACCATCTTGAATCGGTTTGAAGAAAAACGGGTAGTTAACTGAGATTGGTACGATTTTATCAGTGAACATTTTTTTAGCATCTGCACCTGATTTTGACAACACACCGAATCTAGCATCGCTTGATATTGTGGCCATGTTAACAGTTTCGCCTGATGCCATAAAAGAGAATCCAGATCGTCTGTTTTTAAGATAACACATTCCGTACGATCTTTTATCTGCTTTGCAAGCTTCCCAGAATATGAAGAATAATCTATTTGCTTCTCTAAACTCTGCTCGCCCAACATCAATCTTTGACCATTGGAGATACATGTAGTGAGTACCAGTAATATAGGTAGGAATACCTTTGTTATAAAACCAGAAACCTTCTTCACGTCTTTTAAACTCGTTATCAATGTAGTCATGTAAACTTTCTTTAAATGTTTCAGGATAAGCTTTCCAATCAAATATAGTTTTGATTTTTTTTAATTCTTTTCTAGGTTCAAATACTTCCCAGTATTGTTCTAGTTTTTTGTCAGATCTTTTATATGGTTTATCTACTAATGGTAATGCTATTTGTAGATTTTGGATTTCATATATTTCACCAATTTGACCAGTTTTTGATATAACGATAATATCATATTCTTTATTGTATCCATATTCCCATTTTTTATACCTGTTTAACCTTTTAATTACTTGAGGTTTAATAGGTTCAACTATTTTATATAATGTTTGTTTATACATTACTTAGATCTTCTTTCTGCAAACCCACTAAAAGTATTTTCTTTTTTTTCTGTAGGTTTATTATCTAATATATTTTCTTCTTCTTGAATACGTGTTAAAATTTCAAAAGCATCAAATATAGCTAGCTTTTTAGTAGCAGCGGCGTTTTTTAATCTATCTGCCGATATATCATCTTCGGAATCTACAATAGGTTCTTTTGCAACCTTAATTAACTCCTCAACTGCTTTTTGCCCAGCTTGGATTATATTCTTTTTCGTTTCCTTGACGTTCATACTTAATTACAATATCATTAGATTTCATACAGTAAAGACGCTTGTTATCTACTATAAAGTCATATTCTCCAAATGGAGTATAACCCACAACGTCTCCCTCGTTTATTTCTAGCGCTTCTAACGCACTATTACCATATTTTAATACACCAATAAGGCTTTGCTCTAAAGAAGTGTTTATTTCATCATTATTTTTTAGTGGTGCTATAAAGCATCTATCACCAAAAGACTTCCATTTATTACTTCTTTTATATAAATATATTTGATCTAGTTGGACAAAATATAAATTATCTTTAAAATAAGACTTACTGTTTTTTTCATTACCTCTAATATCATAAAATCTTCTAAAAACATTATGATGAATCATTACTAAATCACCGGGTTTTACATTTGTTTTATATGCTAAAGGTACTGAAATAACTTTAGCTATGTTATTTACAGATTTATAATTATCTAGCTTAGTATTAATTATAAGGCTTGTGTCACCTACTTTAATTGTATTATTATATCGCTGACCGTAAGGTTCAACGATAAAATCAAATAAACTGTTCATTAATACTCTAAATCGTACTCAACGGATATTGCCATGTTAGAATTAAATTTCTTCCACGGCAATACCTCATCGTTTTTTTTGATAAAAATATTATAAGAATTGTCTTTTTGCTCAGCTATTATGTGTGATATAATGTGACCACCATATACTGACTGACCAACAGAATAATGCATAGCATCGGTTTTATAATCAGAACCAATGCTGATTTTTCTGATAACTGAAGACATTATTCTTCTTTTTTATCTTCGTCTTTTTCAATTGGCTCATATGTACCATCAGCTAAATTAATATTTACTGATCCATATTCTTCCTCAAGTTCTTTTTTAAACTCTTCAGTAGATTTATTAACCTCATGAAATTTCGCTAATACTGCGGTTTTTTGGACTTCTAAGATACCTGTTTCATTTAAAAGTTGATTTAACTCTTTTTGAAAGTCTTGAATCTTTTTTAATTGGTCTTCTTTGATTTTGTTTGGTTCACTCATTTTAATT